TTTTGACTAGTTCCTTTTTTGAGTGGCATTTAATTTTTGAATGTTAATCTCAGCTCTTAATTTAGCAATATCTTCAGCTGATTGAATTCTAGCTTGATCTGTTTTTTCTTTTTGAGCTAATTTTTGTTGTTCTAAATTTAATTTAGAGAAATCATATTCTGCATCTTTAGCATCTCTCATTGCTCTTTGCTGTAACTCTTGTTGTTTTAATTGAATTACTGGATCAGGTTTACCAGCACCAGATAGTTGTGCTTGCTGTTGCTGTAGTTGTGCAAGAAGTTGTGCTTCAACTGTAGCAATCTGACCAGTCTTTAATTCATCAATGTTTTGTGCTTGCTCACCCATTTGAGCTTCTGCTTGAGATACTTGAGCTTCAACAGTTTCTATTGCCTTTAAAGATATGTGTTGCATTATGTGCTTATTAATTTCTAAAGCTATTGCAGGTATCGCTTGAACTAGTGGAGATATGCCAAACAATAAATGAGCCTGAATATGAGCGTCATGATTTTGCCCTTCGTATGCCTCAATTTTGTCTTGATCTAATAAACGTTGATGCTCCGTTGTAGGGCTCATCGGTTCTGGTTTATCCAGTTTCATAATTTTATCTATGTCAGATACACCAAGTGCTTCGTACATTCTACGATATGCCTCCTTGATGTTATGTAATTGTGGCGCTGATGTGGCCATTTGCAATTGTGTTTGTGCCAACTGAATTCTTTGTGCCATACTAAACATATTAGGATCTGCAACAGGTATAATATCAATAGCGTCATCAAAATCTGTTACCTTAACAGACCTATCACCTCCGACAACCTGATATGGATAATCAGAAGGTAGATAGGTCTTGATAACGTTGGCTAGAAGCTTAAACTCTTTTTTCATCGAATAATAAATTCTTTTGTGTATCGAGCTCATTATTCTTGATCCTCTTTCTAGTAAGGCAATTGTTGTTCCTACAGGCGCCTGTTGATTTGCATCACCGACTTGCATGTCAGCAATTTGTGCAAATCGTTGGCCTGCTTGCACCACAAAACCTAGAAGAGCGAATAATGTTTGGGATGGTTCTTTGTACGGTAATGGCATTAATCCATCACGGATAGCACCACCAGGTGCATCAACATCTCTAAATTCGCCAGGCTGCAAAGGATTATCATCATCACGAATTCTTAATCCTCTTGCTTTAAACCCAGCTGGTAAGTTTGATAAAGTTCCTGCATCAAGCAATTGTCTTAGTGCTTGTGTTGCTGATCTTGATAGACCGCCAATTAAATGTATTAAACCAAATCCATAAAAACCTAATCCTTGTAAAAATTTAAAGTGAACAAAGTATTGCGTTTTCTTAAATAGTTGATCTCCTTCTTCATAGTTTCTTCTAATTGATAATACGTTACGCGACTCTTCATCAATGGTTACAATGTAAGGTATTTTGATCCCTGTCTTTTCATCGCCTTGTTTATCTTCATATCCAACTAAATCTAAGTTCACGTGAAATTCTAATAAAGACATCATCATGCCTTCACCAACTTGCTCCACGCCTTCTAGCTTATCTATCTTATCTTTTACTGCATAACTATTTTGTTGGCTGTCATCATACGTTTTTAAATCTATATCTCTATAAAATCCTGACACTTGTTTTTTGCGAACTTCATTTTCAGACATACGAACGACATGTGTAATGCGCTCGCAACTTTCTAAATCTGTTGCTGTATAGGGAACAACTAAATCTTCTGCGGGTATAAATTTTGATACGGCTCTGCCCAAGCTTGCGTCATAGTAAACTTTTTTAAATGTGGATCCTGATAATGGTAAATAGAAAAGCATTTGATCAAGTTCAGGTGTGTACTCTTCCATCACATTTGTAATTTGATAATTCATAAAATCTTTTACGCGTTGTGACTGCTGATACTTTTCTGGCGTTTCGTCGCCCACGACATACGTTCGTACGGGTCCTGATGCAGGCATCAATTCTTTGTAAGCGGAGGAACTAAATTGAGTAACTGCTTCTGCTAATAGTGGATGTGTAACTCCACTTGCTCCTTGAAAAGGTTGTGTTCTTTCATTGTATTTAAATCCAAGTAAATCTAATCCTTGAGAATATGTTCTCTCCCATTCTTCTCTTGATGATTTATCATTTTCATATTCTTGCATTAGATCTGAAGAAATAATGTTTAATTCACTTTCATCGATATCTTCTGCTAGATTTGCCGTAAAGTCTTGTAGCACGTCCCGCGGATCGTCGGTCACGGTAACCTCCTCAGAAACAATTTCTATTTCAAGAGGTTCCTCGTTTTTTATAGCGTCTTCGATCTTGTCGCCAACAACGGCTTCTATTTTTTTATCTATGTTATTTTCAGCCATGCTTTTTTATAGATTATTAACGTCAATTAATCCACCAAAATTAAATTTAGGTATAACTATACGCCTTTTTATTAGGCCGCCATCTTTTTTCTTATCGACTAAACTTTCTAGTAGTTTTACGACTTTGTTGCTTTCGAGGATGGTTTTGTAGCTTTCGTCTCTTGATTTCGAGATTGATTGGATCGTCTTGATGAGACTGTTGAGATAGTCGAGGTTGAACGTGGAAGACCTGTTATCTTCAAGAATTCCTGTGCTGATACTTTTTTTAAGGCCATTTATAATCTTTCTGTAATCGGTTTTCTCTAAATAGTCACCTGACCAATAGACATCATCGTTATATAACATTTCAGCTTGATCACCAAATACTTTTTCAAAGCCAGATTCTATTAATTTCATATCTGGTGCTTTATTATCAAAAGTTAAGAATTCTGCCACAAATCCTCCAGGTACATTCTTTACATTAAAATCTAATCCTAGTTCATTGTGTAATCGTTGGATCTGTTCTTGAGAATAATTACCTTGATAGTACAACATCCCTGTCCTATTTCTGCCCTCAATCGGTGTGTCAGATATAATAAAATTACTGGCTGCCATTGCGTCTTGGTTTAAGTGCTGCCCTAGTAAAGCCAACACCTGCATTCGTTGAGGCTCCGTTAATTCAACAAATTTGTTTCCTACCTTAACCGTTAATGGAACGACAATGTTAAAATTAGCTTTACCGTCATAGGTTCCCGCTCCAAGTTTCATTTTACTAATATCAACTTTTTGACCAAGGACAGCTGATACAGCCATCTCCATAATCGAAGGTTCTTTTCCTTTTTTGGTAATGAGTTTACTAAGATTAGATCGATGAATTAAATTTATTTGATTCATTAATGTTTTATCATCACTAAAATTATTTATAAGCTGTTCAATTTTTTTGCCGTCCTCTGTCAAGAAACTACCTACCTCTATTGTTGCTTTGACCGCTTCTTTAAATGGAACTTGTGTTGTCTGTAACTTTTCCACAAAGCGCGGATCAAGTATTTCTATTGGATCTAGTTTGTTATTTCTAAATTTAAATCCTTTTTCCTGAAGCTCGGATATTAATTCATTTCCCATATCCTCATAGTTTGTAGATCCTCCTCGACTCTCCGACCACAGTAAAGCCTGGAGTTGATATGGCTGCAGCTTCTTACCATCAGGTAAAGTTTTATTAACTTCAAAAGTCATTCTGTTTAATGAATTTGTTATTAATGCATACAATTCTGGATTTGATGCTAGTGTCGTTGGATCTATTCCAAATATTCTAGCCATTTGTAAATCATTAACGGTATTTGGTTCGCGGTCCGTGAGACCCGTAAAATATTTAAATGTATCTACATAGTTACCAAACTTAGGTGTGTTGACTACCTGATCGGGTAATTTTAAAAATTTATCAAGTGATTGTTCTTGACGAAAACCCATTCGAATAGGACGACCATTCTTATAATCAGAGAATACACCGATAGCAATTTTAAGGTTTTCTTTAGGAGTTACACCACCAGAAGTGATTGATAGTATATCAAAAAATTTATTCTTATCTTCATCTGAGTATCCCTCTAAAAAATTATCGACCCACTGAGCGCCTTTCTCGTACCAAAATCTAGATGCTGCGTCTCCTTCAAGAGCGCGGTTAACAAATTCTGCATCAGGCT